TTAGCCATTTCTATATAGATCCAGAACCCTTATTACGTGAGCGGGCCACTTGGAGCTACCCATTTTACTTAGTCCAGTATCAATAGTCGCAGCCCCTAGTGTCTTTCTCTCCTTGTACTCCTCTTTATGGTAGTGGTGTACGAGATCTAATGCTGCGATTTTTACATCTTCGGGCGTTGTTTCGTGTCCTGCGGTATAAGTAATTTTTACTGAGCCAAATCCCTCTGGCCAGTAGCCCGAGTGTTTAAATACTGTGTCTATAGCAGGGTCTACGTAATATTCAGTAGACACTAAAGTTTTATATGCTTCCGTATACTCATCCCTATATTCAACGAGGCTAACTGTCTTTACAGGCCATTCGTTAAGAAGTATAGCGTGCTGAGATTGCTTCACATTAAATACTTCTTGCTTAGGTACAGTATAATAATCTATAAAGGAGTGGCCGCAGTATGTCTTTACTAAGTTACTGACAGAAGCAATAATAGCAGTAAGCTCCTCATCGCTATCTGTTTTGGTTAACTTTTTATATAGCTTATAATCTGCTAATGTTATTAATGCTGGCATTTGGTACTCCGAAATAGAAAGGGGGCTGCTGGTAGCGCAGCAACCCCCTCCCATTGGCTTTTATTAACTATTATGTAGCGGCTGGATACTTGAAGCCGATAACTGACTTGGCGTTAGGAATGATTTCCTTGAAGCCTAGACGTTGTGAGGTTACAAGTACTCTGTGCTGATCTTCTACGCTGTAGTCGCTTTCTACAGTTACGCCACGCTGACGTGGGATAACGAAGTTGCGAGTGTTAACAGCTAGAGCGTAATACTTGCCTGCGGCTGCGTCTGGGAACTCGTCGCAAACCATTACTGGTGAGCCGAATACCTGACCTACTTCGCCGGTTAGCTTTGTAGCTTGAGTATTAACTAGGTTGAAGTCTTGGAACTCAGCATCTTCTAGTAGCTCGAAGTAAGCGCGTTGTGAAACGATGTAAGCTACGTCGTTTGCACGTAGACCGTACTTGCCCATGTTCTTACGTAGGCTTAGTAGGCCACCAGCAGTTAGAGCTGGAAGAGTAGCTGCTGTACCTGTGTTTAGGTCGCGGCTCTGAGTTGATGCGTATCTTAGTAGACCTTGAGCAGCGGTGATTGATGGATATGCGCCATCAGCGTGGCCGCCTAGAAGGATCATGTTTTCTACGCCACGTGCGTGCTGACGGATCATGGCTTCACGTAGGAGTGGAAGAACAGGCATGATTGCATCTTCTTCTGTTTCATTTCCTAGGTAGCTCTTAGCAACCATCTTTACAGTGCGTAGTTCGATTTCTGTTAGTCCGGCATTTGCTGTGATTTCAGCGTATCCAGTGTCTGGCATGATTGGAACGATCATGCTTGCAGTGTTCATTGCGATTTCGCGGAACATTGGAGCAAGGATTAGCTCGTTCTGAATGTCGCGCTCAATGTTTGTTGAAACTTCTTGTTCGAAGTCTGCTGAAGATACTTGAACTGAAGAGTGAGCGTTAACCTTCTCTAGTAGTTGCTTAGCGAAAGCTGTGTCATATCCCTTGCCAGTAACGCGAGCAAGCAGATAGGCGTCTTCCATATCCTTACCGAAGGACTTCTTCCAGTCGGCGGTATTTCCACGATCTGAGAATACGCGCTTGCTGTTTGTAACAGCCGCGATTTCAGCGCTCTTTTCTGCTAGTTCTGAGCGTAGTCCATCTAGAGCCTTTGTTAGGTCTACTTCCTTGTCTTGGAAGCGCTTTTCTAGTTCGGCAGCAATTCTTTCTTCTGAAGTAGCGATTACCTTAGCGGCAGCTTCTGCGACCTTCTTCTCCATGGCTTCGGCAGCAGCCTTTTCAGCAGCTTCCTTAGCAGCCTTTTCTTCTACAGCCTTCTGTGAAGCGGCTAGAGCCTCGGCTACAGCCTTATTGATTAGATCTTGTGTATTTTCGTCCATTTTTAAATTCCTTGACGCCTTTTTAGCGCCCTCTGATGAGCCTCCGGTTTCAGCGGGAGGCTGACCACCTAGAGCATTGTCAAATTGTTTTCTGAAGTTTAGATAATCTTCTTGATTATCGAATGACTTGGCTACAGAAAATGTAGCGTCTTGATTGCAAGGTACAGACACAACTGATACTTCTAGAAGCTCTGCGTCCTTCACTATTAAACCATCAACAGACTTATCGTAGTCTGCATCCTTTATCAGAAAGCCGACAGAGAAAGTAGATAGAACACCTTCTTTGACTAGATTATATACATCTCCGGCACTCTTACTGATAACACCTTTAATCTTTAACCCTTTACTATCTGTCTCGATTTCTACGACTTTACCGATTGGCTTATCATAGTTGTGATTAAATAGTAGTATAGGATTAGTTTGATAGTTGTTTAACCCTCCACGAGTCCAAGCCGTAGATAAAATTCTATCAGCGGACCTATCCATGGCATTAGTACTGGCATATCCTGCGATCTTTAGTTCTGTTTCGCCTTCCTCTACTGATTTAATAGAAGAGTCGAGTTTGAAAATCTTTTTCATTTTTGATCCTGTAATAGCCGGAATTTTAGTTAAGGTAGAAAATTTATGTCCAACTAAAGTATCGGTCTCTGCCTCGTTACGGTATATCCTAATAAGAGCTGCTGGATCTTCTTTGGTAGCTTCTATAGAGAAACTGCTGTCTGGTATGCCTAGAACTCCCTCTCGCATAATATGCTCGATACGGCCTCTGGCTTTCCCTCCGGACGAATTCCATTCAACAAAGTCGCCTACCTTTAAATCAGTAGGAGCGGCTTTTTGTTCTATTTCCTCGTCTTCGTCTTCTTCATCAATATACTCTTTAGTGTAGTCTATTGATTTACCTTCTAATCGGTCTAAAGTGGCAGTTTTTGCTCTTGCCCACGTTTGGCCGGGGTCTCCTCCCCACAAGGCCCAAGCTACTCTTCCATTTGAAGGAAAGCCTGGTTCTCCGGGACTGAAACCTTCTCCCTGCTTGTCAACTTCGTGTCTGCTAAAGAAACTGTGCATTCTTCTAACTGTACTAGGAGAGAGTTCTTGTTTGTTAACGAGTTGTCTCGCTCTAGCTAAGCCTACTGGAGTGCCTCCGTCGTAGCCTTCTTTTCTCCAGTCCAAAGCTTTTTGAGCCTCTTTTGCCATACCGTCAGTTGGAGTGAGATCAATTTCTTCTCCTCCTACACGAGCCATATTATGCTCCCTTAGTTTTAGGAGCTGCCTTTGGCTTTTCTTCTACTGCCGGTGCTTCTTTTTCGATCTCTGGTTCTTCTTCTTTTTCGATCTCTGGTTCTTCTTGAACCGTCTGTTCTACTAAAGAAGGGATATAGGCTTCTTCGACTTTCATATCAAGCATATTCATGATACGAGGCCACGGACCTAACTTTCTTTTCAGAACCTGCATTCTAATAGGGGCATCTTCTGCCTCTTTGTATTGGTCTGCTGTCATTACTCCGCCTTTAGAGGCGAAATAATCCCTAAGCTGTTCCACTATAACTTTTCTGCTCATTATTAGTTTCCTGTATCTGAGGGTCTTCCGCCCTGGCTTGGGTCTGCTGCGCTACCCGCGATGTTTTGCGGGATTCTGATTTCGCTGCCTTGCCCATCAGGTAGAGGATCCATTCCCATACCAAGTCTAGCTTCGTCAGGAGATATAATCCCGCCATTAACTAGAGTTGAGTAGTATGCTGCCTCATCCCTTAATTCAGGCTGAAGTGCTGGAATACCTGCTACATCTTCATAAATCTCGAAACCGAAGTACATTTGATATGCTGAGCTTATCTTATGTATGATCGGTAAAATTGTTTCTAGGTAATACAGCCTATGATTTGGTCTTATATTAGCGTTATTGCCGCTGTCTATTAGAATAGGTGGCACACCTAAAGCTTTTAGTATTACCTTCTCGTTTGATTCTATGGACGTTGCGAAGTCTAGATCTTTGAAGTTTACATTAGAAATCGAGTCGATCTCCATGCCTCCGTCTAGAATCATTGGATTTCTGCCTCCGGACTGCGGTCTGTAGCTTTGCTTCCATTCTTCTTTCATCCTGTCTTTGATACGAGGGCTTAGAACATCTGGAGACTTTATAACTAGACCGGGTACGGCTCCGTTCTTAAAGAAGTTGTCTTGAAAGTCTCTCATAGACTTCATTAGCTTCATAGTACGTTGCGCGGGTCGTAGTCTCGAAGAGCCTCTATAAATAGACTGAGAATTGTTATCTTTAATATGAATGATTTCTTGGGGTGTATAGTCTATTACACCATTGAAACTATACTTTTCGACATATGTCTCTTCATCTGCGTATATAGTTACCTTATTAGCAGGTAAGTGATACAGATGAGCACCGTCGTAATAAATAAAAATATTTCCGTCTAGAAGAAAATCCATAACTAGGTTTCTTCTGAAGGAA